ATTCAATGAATATCTAAATCTGTTTTCATCAATCAGAGGAGCGGCGATCATCGTGTCGATGATGCGTCCGTTGACTTCCAGTCCCCACTGCCGGAGCCAGCCCACGTCGTACATGGCGTTGTGAAATATCTTGTCGCACGGAAGCTTCAGTATGGCTTTCAGCGACTTCTTGAAGAATTTTTCATCGAAGTTTCCACCGCCCTCGTGACGCAGGGGAAAATACCCCTTCCATCCTTCGACCGCGATGGCGACGCCGGCGATGTAGCCGTTGCCTGTCGCCCATCCGGGGCCCGTCTTCCTTAATCCGGGGTCGTTCGTCTCCAAGTCAATGGCTATCTCCTTCGCCTCCCTCAGTTCGGGAAGCCTTTCCGGCGGAAGCCATTCGCTTGGAGGTTGAAATAACGGCACTTGTGTCATTAGTCCTCCTTCATGCAGGTTCTGAGGCGCGTTAAAAAGTCCCGGCAATGCATGCGCCATGCGTCGCCTTCCACAACGAATCTTTGAAACTTGTGATCGTGCGTCGCGATCAGCACGACGCCTTTCTTGATCTTCGTCTTGCACATTTTATTGTGCGCCATTCCGTAAGCGGCCATCTGCGTGAAATAATTCTTGATGGAGTCATAGCTCTTTAATTGTGTTTTTCTCTTCTGCTTGAAGTCAATGATGCACGGCTCGTCCTCATAGACGCCGACCAGGTCGGCGATGCCCCTGTAGTAATTTCCAAAATGCACGCGGGACTCCACGCCCCATACTTCCTGCAACTTGTCCTTCAATCCTTTTGTAATGATCAGTTTGGCGAGCTTCGTCGCCAGCTTCTTGTTGGGGTTGAAGTCATACAGTATGTCCCCTCTTTCATTCTTTATCTTTCCCTCCAAATAGGAGTGCATGCTCTTGCCGACGGCGATGGAGTGGGCGACGATTCGATCCGCCTCCTCGTCTCCGATCCTCTTACGCCATTTTTCCAGAAAGGATTTATCACTTGTTGCATTAAGAATGCGTGAAGGAGAAAGCAGTCGTTCTTCCGGCCAGATGTATTTTTTCATGTAGATCGAATTATGCTTAAACATTTTTCTCCTTGTCCAGTTCGTTCATGACCTTGTTCAAGCCGTCAACATATTCCTTTGTCATCTTGCCTCTTCTTTCTCCTTCCGTGAGGAAGCTCACGTCTTTCTTGGACTTCTTGCTTTCAATCTCCGCCGCGATGGCCGCATAGCCCGCGATATCAATATAGCAATCCTTTGTCCTCCTATGCTTTAACCTTGCTATTTTAACGAGGGCCATGCATATTGCCACGTCATGGGGTGAAATCCTGTGATCAAGATAACTACTCCATAACTCTGATATGTTAACATGATTATCATGTTTGTCACCATAATCTTTCGCCCTGGGGCCCGTTATGACCTTGATCGTCTCTTTTAATAAGTCGTTACTCTTCATTTCTTGTCCGTGTATCCCGTGGCGTCGGGATGACAGGCGTAATCGTCCTTGATTTTCGAACTCATTTCATTCATTCCCCATTCGTCAATCGTGTCAAAGGTTATGGAGTCTCTGAGTTTCTTCTTTAATTTCCTGTCCTCGTCGCTCAGCTCTATTTTCACCGGCGGTCTGTTGTTGAAATCATGTCCGGTGATTCTTGACCAGGTGAACAAGCCCCTGTCCTTCCATTCTTTTTGAATGAAGTCACAGGCTTCATCATCATTTTGAAATTCCTTTACAATCTTTTCCTTCAAGGTCTGACTGTTCCACAGATTAAATTCATACATGGGCACTAAAAAACCTCCGTAAATTCCCTGTTCGACTTTGATCGAATGACATTCAAGCTTTGTTTCGCCCGCGTCATGCCGACGTAAAACACTCTTCGTTCCTCGTCCTTGTTCAACCAATATGCTTCATCCGTCTTCTTGGACAAGTCCGTCAACAGCATGACATTGTCCGCCTCGCCGCCTTTTGCTCCGTGTATCGTTGACAGTTTAATTCGTGGGTTATGAGTAATTTTCTGACCGCGACGAAGCACGGCTCTAATGTAAGTTGACTTGAGACGGGGCATGCTGTCGAACGCTTCAAACCACGTCAGTTCCCTTGGCACGTTCAATCCGTGTTCCTTGGTCAGTGCTCCGTAGTCATACATCTTCTCCCTGTCCGCCTTCTGCATCGTCTTGTGTCCGCGGTTGACGGATCTGTCCACGAGCAGATAGTAGTAAAAATCCTTCACTTCCTTTAAGTCCAGCTCCCCGCCTTTTCTAATTTTTTCCCATGCTTTAATAGCACGAATGGACTTGGCGTCCACGGACGTTGAGCCGTTGCGCTGATAGTAATATCCCTCCAGCCTCAATCCCTCTTCCAACAGGTCGAGGTTGTACTTGTTGCGGGCCAGGATCAGCCATTCGCCCTGCGCCAGCTTGTTCAGTTGTTCGTTCGGGTAGTAGTTGATCTCACCCTGCGCGTCCCTCGCCGACCATTCCTTGTCCACGCGCGTCTTGACGCGCCGGATCAGGTCGTTCGCCTTCCTGTGAATCAAGAATGGAAGACGGTAGGATTCACTGAGAATTTTTCTCGTTCCCTTCATGTTGATCAGGAATTCCGGCCGCGCCCCGGCCCATTTGAAGATGGCCTGGTCGTCGTCACCGGCGATGTAAAGCCTCTTCGTCCTTTCGGAGATGCGCTTGACCATCTGCCATTGAAGCCAGCTCAAGTCCTGCGCCTCGTCGATGATCACCACGTCGAACTGAGGCAGGGCGTCGATGTCTTTTTTATTGAACTCTATGATCATGTCGGTGTAGTCGTATTTGCGTCTTGGAAACTCGCCGCCGAACTTGTATTCCTGCATGGCGCGCTCAATGTAGTCCAGCTTCGGCCATCCGCCCGGCAGATGGCCGGTATCGGGATTGTCGAACTGCGCGCGCGCTGAAATGCCGTTGATTTTCGCGAGGTCAATGATGCGCGTGAAAATGTCATCAGGCAGGCCGGCGCCATACGATTTAATTTTTTTATTGGGATTGCTTAACTTGATTTGCAGTTTGTTGGAGAGGAACGCGTAGTCGTCATCATTCATCACGTCCTCTTCTCTTAAATACAATTCCTTGTAGGCGAAACTGTGCAGTGTCCTGAAATAGGTGAAGTCTTTTGCATCATGATTAAAATCGTCCGTGGCTCGTTTGAGCGCTTCTTCGGATGCTTTCGTCGTGAAGGCGAAGTACCCTATGCGGTTAGGGGATACTTTATTTTTTAATTCCTGTTCCACAATGCGCAACAGGTGCGTTGTCTTGCCAGTGCCAGGAGGTCCGAATATTATTTCTCTCATTAAAACTCCGTCTTCTCTTCCAGGTTCGGAACGGCGAAGGATTTTTCCTCTTTTTGCGTGTAAGGAATCCACCACATGAACGTCGTCTTCCCGTTCACCGGTCGTCTTACATGATCACCATGCATTTGACGAATGGCCGCCGTCATTCGAGTCGTGCTAAAGTCCTTGAACCGTTTTTTCTCCAAAAAAGTTTGAAGAGCGTCCATTTTAAAAAAAGCTTTTCCCTTCTCAAAAAACGCCTTGCCCATGTTCACTTCATCAATGACCAGAGCGGCGCCTTGGTCATCAAGAAACTGGTGCAACAAGGCTTCAAAGCGTCCTTCTTTTCTGATTTCTTTCGGCATTATATGAGTGGTCACATTTTGCTGTAAGGATCGTTTTAAGTCGTCCCAGTTTCGTGAACTCATCATTGTCGGCGTGTCGGTTATTTGGTTTTGACAGGCCAGCCTAAATTTATGTTGATAATAAAATTCTTCATTGGTTAGTCTAATGTGATGTCCGTCGACGTTCAAATAAAATATGGAATCATCACTCTCATATTTTATTAAATCGCTGAGCTGGCTTTCAAAGAAATTTCCAACACCGTATTTTTTTCCACGACACGGTTGTTTTTTGCACACGCCTTCCATCGGCTGATCCTTGCATTTGTACTGGTAGTCTTTTTTATCGTGCTGTAAAATTGTTTTTTGAACCTGTCTAAAATCCAGAGGCGGATCCATGGATTCATGATTGAATTGATCAATCTTTGTCTGCCATTCATCAGGCCACTTCTTTTTGGCGTACACGGCGTATTGATACAGGGTGTTGTCCCGTCCGCCTTCCGGAATTCCCTGCGACATCAACGTTGACAAGCAAGGTGGTCCGTCTTCCAGTTCTTTTATTTCTTTTTTTCTTTTAACTTTAATAGAGAGCAGAGTTTTTTGATCCACCGCGTGAGTGTCATACAAAGAAAAGAACTCGTCCAGTAAAGAGCCGCTCCCGTCATCATTAAAAGCATGCCGATTAGTACTGTCGCCATCATGATAAGGTAGATTAAGAAAGTTACCAGTGTCTCCCCTATCCGCTTTAATTTCAATTTGTTTTGGAAAAATTTCACAATTTGCATATCCTATCTCCGCTGACCATTCCGCCAATTTATCACGCACAAGTCTCGCTTGCACGGGTTCTTTTAGAAAAATGAATACATGCGCGCCACCACTTTTGGATCGGCACATGATTAAAGGTAATTTTAAGTCCCTTATCTTTTTTATGAGTTTTTTATGATCCAGTGGATACGTGTCAACATCGATGCATCCCCACGAACAGGTTGAATCATCACGAATGGGAATGATGCCGAGACTCGGATCCTTTCCTCCTATGTGATCCGTCCACAGCTTGTCCGTGACAGGCTCTTTAATGATGAAAGCCTTGCCACCGATCTTACCATTAGTTTTTGGCCCTTCACTTTTGTATTGACCATAGGCGCGATCCAATCCATTAAATATCGATTTAAACTTCGCTACTTTATCCATAATAATTTTTTAAAATAAAAGGGGCGCGAGCGCCCCTCAGATTAATTAAAAAGGAACTTTTTCGTTGGATGAAGCAGAGCCGTCTTCTTCGTACTTAATTTTACGCTCTCCCTTTGTCACGCTGTCCGCGAACCCTTTCGCAACAGCGTAAAGATTTGCGTCCTCAAGCTGGGACTCTCTATTTACTTCCCAGCCGTACCAACTGCCCTTGTCATTACCTTCTTTCACCGTTTTTAAACGATAGTAATGACTATAGGAAGGTGGCGTGAACAATCCTTTCTTACCATTCAATTTGAGATTCAACATCATTGAATTCCATTTACGACTTTTTTTCAATTGAGTCGCTTTCATGGTCAGAACAGCGGGGGTGGCGTTTCCATTATCCTCTACTAAAAGAATGAAGTGATTGCCACACGTTTCAATATAATTTCCGTTTTCCAGACGGTCTTTATTATTTTCATCGCGTGTTGTTTTAGCGAGAATATCGCTACTTGCATCATAGACGTTAATCGGCGCACCCGATCCTTGTCCCCTGTCAGCCCATTCAACGTATTGACGTTGATATGCGCACGGTAGAACCTTAATGCCCGCCAATCCGTCATACAGTTCGTTTGACACTGTATTGTAGATCATGCCGGCTTTTGCACCCTCTATATCCTCAATCTCTGGGGATAACTGCATTAACACTTTTAAACGAGGTGTCGCTAAATCCTCTTGATGGATGTTTTCCAGTCCGCTGCTCGCGTCCTGTTCCATCAGTGAAAGGTTTAATGCTGGTAATTTTTCTTCTTTCTTTGCAACATTTGCATCTGCCATATAGGCCTCCTTTTACGTTTTACTAATTTTGGTTTCGGCGCCAACAAAGACTCCGAACTTGTCCATCGGTAATTCATTTCCCTTAGTGATTTGTTCTCGAACAAATGCTTTAAGGGTGCTTGAATGAACCGATAGATTCTGTTGGGGTTGATATCCTAACTCTTCTATCTTGTCAATAAATTCATTTGCAATAGAATCCTCCCCTTTTCCAAAGGACGCAGAAATTTCATTTTTAATTAAATCTCCATGTCCATTATCACGAAGCCACTTAAATGCTTCTTCGCGATATGGTACAGGAATAGAAGCGTGCACTAATTGTTTTACCTTTACGGATGAACCATCTTTTAGTGTTAAACTTTCTAATCCTAATTCTGACATTCTTGCAGGAATAATTTCTTGTGATAATTTTCTGGCGGCTGTTGCTTTCGCTTTCAGTTGTTCCGCCAATTGTTCCATTTCCTCTTCCAGCGCCACTTGTTCCGCGCACAGGTCGGCCATTTCCTTAAGCGAGTTGTCACCGATGGTCGGTGTCCTCACGTCGCTTTCCATTTCAGCTATTAAGTTACTCATCTATTTCTCCTCTCTCATTCAAGTTAACTTCCACAGGATAGTATTTAAACTCTCTTTTATCCCATTTCAAGCATTTAAACCGCCCGCGGTTATTTGTCGCAGCTATGGCGCAGGCGATGCCGATAGCGGACGGATCACCTATCAGTAACAGGTAATCATCATCATTAAAATTTCTCAATCTATGTCTCAATCTTCTTACGGTCGGCCCCGTGCTTAAAACAAGCTGGGGTCCTTCCGGCAACAACAGTTCCAGAGCGCCGAATTTTTCCGCACTGAGGACGTTTCTGCCAACTACTTCTTGTACGACGTATACTGTCATTCTTTCTCCTTAATTTATTCTATATAACCATTGACAAACCCTTTTGCAAGTACTATTTAATAAAAAAGAAATAAAGAATGGACTATAAATTTAAGACGGAGCCGTATGAGCATCAATTAACCGCATTGGGCGCGTCCCATAACAGGGAGAATTTCGCCTTGTTCATGGAGATGGGGACGGGAAAATCCAAGGTGCTGATTGACAACATCGCCATGCTCTATGACAAGGGCAAGATTAACGCGGCGTTAATTGTCGCGCCGAAAGGCGTATATCACAACTGGGAGAGGCAGGAACTGCCAATCCACATGCCGGCACACGTTTTATATCAAATCATTACATGGTCGCCCGTTGAAACGAAAAAACAGCAGGCCGCCTTGAAAAAATTGTTCATTCATGACGAGGATCTGGTCATCTTCCTGATGAACATCGAGGCGTTCAGCACGAAGAAAGGCATGAGAATAGCGGAGAAGTTTTTGTTGGCGCATTCAGCCTTGATGGCTATTGACGAGTCAACAACCATAAAATCACCAACAGCATCAAGAACCAAAAGCGTTTTAAAGTTACGAGTTTTAGCAAAGTATAGACGAATATTAACAGGAGCGCCAGTGACCAAAAGTCCATTGGACCTTTATACACAATGCTTCTTCCTTGATCCAGACCTTCTTGATTTTTCGTCCTATTACACCTTTAAGAACAGGTACGCCATCATGGTCGACCGCAACGTCGGAACGCACAGTTTCAAGCACGTCATGGGATACCAGCGACTGGATGAATTGAACGGAAAATTGAACGATTTCTCTTACAGGGTTCTCAAGGAGGACTGCTTGGATCTGCCGGAGAAGGTGTACATGAAACGCATGATCACGCTGACGCCGGAACAGAAGAGGATGTACGGGGAGATGAAAAAATTCGCCTTGTCGGAGCTGGAAGGCAAGAAGATAACGGCTACGAGCGTTTTGGCGCAGTTAGTGCGCCTTCATCAAATTACGTGCGGCCATTTGACGCTGGACGACGGTGACATACGAACGCTTAAGAACAACAGGATAAAGGAACTGTTGGACATACTGGAGGAGACGGATGGAAAAATTATTATTTGGGCGGTATACCGTCATGACATTAAGGAAATTACAAAAATTCTTTCGGAACGATATGGAGCGAACGCCGTTGAATCTTTCTTTGGTGATACTCTTGATCGCGACCGCCAAGATATTATTGACCGCTTCCAGGATCGAGAAAGCGATCTGCGATTCTTTGTCGGCAATCCTAAGACTGGAGGGTATGGGCTTACTCTTACTGCTAGTCACACTGTTATCTATTATAGCAACAGCTACGATTTAGAGACACGCCTGCAATCCGAGGACCGGGCGCACCGCATCAGCCAGGATAAGAAGGTGACTTACATCGATCTCATCACGGAGGGCACGGTGGACGAGCTGATCGTCAAGAATCTGCGTGGAAAAATCAATTTAGCGACAAAAATCATGGGTGAGGACTTGAAAAAGTGGTTGATATAGTCTATATATAACATGTGGATGCCATTACGGATCCACGATTAATCTTGCTTTAAAAGGAGGTTACCATGAATAAAGCATTATCTATTTTCAATCAACTCAGACCAGTTACAATAGGCTTCGACAACGTTTTCGATCACT